TATTCCAAATAAAGAAAAAGCTAGAAAACATCTTGATGAAATAATTGAAAAACTAAACAAAAAGAAAAAAGAAATAAAAGTAAAACCAGCAGTAGTTAAAAAGTATGAATATTATGCAGAAGATATTGAAGCAATAACAGATGAAGAAAATAAAAACCTATTTATTGTTATGCAAAGAATATTAAAAGAAACTGGTTATAAGCCTTTATACTCAACAGTTGTATGAAGCAATGAAGATAGAACAAATGCAAGACTATTAGATGTTATATATTGAGCAAGACAATATGAAAACTTCAAAAAACTTAAATAATGATGATTTATATGAATATTGAATTGAACCAAAATATTTATATTTAGAAAATGCTATCTATTGCCAAAAAATTAAAGTAAAGTAAAAAACTTTACTTTTTTTTGTGTAAAAATTTGACATATAAAAACCAAGTATGCTATAATATTTGTGTAAGTTGCAATTTACATTTTATATTTTAATTTTAATACTTATGGAAAAACAAATAAAAAAAATAGAAAAACAACTAGATAAAGTTGAAATATGAATAGCTAGTTGTATTGAGTGAAAATATACAAATAATTGACTTATTTTAGAATATTTATCTAAAAGAGAAAAAACATTACAAGCAACAAAAAAGAAACTATTAAAAATAAATAGTGATATGCTTATAAATTTTTGATATTAAAATAAATTTATTTTTTAAAGAAAAATTATGATTACAAAAACAAAAACAAATAAAACAATTGATCTAAAAGCAATTATTGCAGAAGAATATTTACAATCTAAAAAAACAAGTATGCAAAAAATAAAAGAATTTTTATTTAAAAGTATATGAATTATATGAATAATCCTTTATATTTTAATTAGTTTATGAAGTTATGGGGGGTTTATACATATTTGAAAAGCAAATGCATCAGAGCTTAATATTTTAACTCCAAGAGACAAAATAAGATTAGAAAGATTAGAAGTTTGCCAAAAATATTTTGATAAATATAAAAAAGAAAAACAAATACCAAGATTTATTAGATGAAAATTAGCAGTTGTAAGTTGTGCAATAAGAATGCACTGAGTTTATATTATGGAAAGTTGAGCTTGAAAAAGTGAAATGTGCAGAAAACAAAAAAGTTGTTTATGAATAAAAACTTATAGATATTGAAAATATTGACACTTCCCATTTAAAACATATAGAGAAGAAAGAGAAATTTTTGCTGATAAATATTTCAAGTATCATTTTAAAAAAAGCCCTTTTACTTTTATTTATTGATACAAACAAAATGATTGAAGTTATAAATGGGGGTGGGCAAGTTGAAATAAAAAACAATATGTAAACTTATTAAATAATATTGAAAATAATAAAAAACTTATTGCTGAATATGAATATTTATATTTGACAAATTAGAGCAAGTGAATAAGATATACTTGCTCCATAAGTTAAAAAATATTGTATATTTTTACTCCCCAAAATATTGGGGATTTTTTTGTTGTAAAAAAGTTAAAAAAAGATTTGCAATTATACAAAATGTAAATATAATGTAGATGTATATAAAAATATACAAATAAAATATTTTTTAATTTTAAAACTTATGGATGAAAATAAAAAAATTGCAGAAATGTATTGAGTACTTACACTATTAAGATTAGAATGGGAAGAAAAAAATATAAAAGAAGATTTTGATGTTTATGCAAAAAAAAGAGTTTGAGAATTATATAAAAAAGCTTTTGATTGGCTTTTGGAAGATTATAGAGAAGAATTACAAAAAATTTAATTTTTAAAAAATGGAACATAAAAAATATTGCTCTTATGGTAAAGAGTTTATTATAAGAAACAAAAATTGAAAAGAAATTACAATTACTTGATGATGTAATTGTAAAAAAAATAATTATTAAATATAAAATTATGGAAGCAATAATAATTAGTATATGAATAGCCTTTGCTATTACTGAACTGTTTAAAATACTTGATTGAGATTTTTAATTGTTTGAGTTGTTAAGTATTACTTGACAACTTAATGGAGTTAAAAACTCTATATTTTATATTTATAATCTTTTTTACTTATGGAGATTAAAACATTTAGTCCTAAGAGCCACAAAATAAAGGCTTTAATTTATTGACCTAGTTGAAGTTGAAAAACAACTTTTGGTTGAACTGCAAAAAATGTATTATTTGCAAGTGCAGAAAATGGTTTACTTTCAGTAGCAGATAAAAATGTTGCTTATACTGAAATTAAAAAACTTGATGATTTGCTTGAATTAAGAGATTTTTTAAAAAAGTGAGACCATGAATTTGAAACATTGGTTATTGATAGTATTACTGAAATTAGTGATATTATTAAAAAAGAAATTGAACAAAGAACAGGTAGGATGATGCAAATACAAGACTGGGGAGAACTTAGCAATAAAATTGAAGGAATTATAAAAGATATAAAAGAAATTGATATAAATGTTATTGTTATTGCCCAAGAATTATATGTGCAAGATGATAATAAAATCCAAAAAATAGTGCCAAGTTTAAACTGAAAATCATCAACAAAGATTGCATATTATATGGACATAGTTGGTTATATGTATGTAGATAAAAGTGGTAAAAGAACAATTATAACTGAAAACAGTGAAAAGCTTTTAACAAAAGATAGAACTTGAAAAATTGGTAATGATACAACTTTGGATTTTGAACACTGGAAAGAATTAGTAAATAGTTTAGCAACTGGTGAAGAAAAAGTTTTATACAAAACTTTAAGTCTTGAAGAAGCAAGAGAGCTTGAACAACAAAAATTATTTGAAAAACACAAAAAAGAACTAGAAAGTGCAAAAACAATGGAAGAATTAAAAAATGCTTTTAAAAGCATAAAAATTAAATGAGATAAATTAAAAGAACTTTCAAAAATAAAAGATGAAATGAAGAAAAAGCTTGAAGAAGCTTCAAAATAATTTTAATTTAATAAAAAATAACTTATGGAAAATAAATATTTAATACCAAAAGAAGAAAGACTTGTTAAAAGTTTAAGTTGGTCAAAAGTTTGGGCTTGGCAAAAATCAAAAAAACAATTTATAGAAACATATTTTGAGTGAAAACCTTTTTTTGAAACAAAAGAAATAATATTTTGAAGTGTTTTGTGAAATATGATAGAATTATGAGAATTTGAAGATAGAGAAAAAATAGTTGCAAAAGTTATGCAAGATTTTAGTTGAAATGAAGTTATTGATCCAAGAAAAGAAAAACTAGTTAGACAAAGCATAGAAAATATATTAGCAAATAATGAGTTTGTTGAAAAAATAAAAGAAATGTATTTTGATTTTTGAAGTGAGTTTGAAATAAAAATGGATGCTTTTATTGATGATGTTTATTTAATTTGATTTGCTGATAATTGAACTGATGATTGGAAAAAAATAAAAGAGTTTAAAACTTGAAAAACAGCCTGGACACAAAAGAAAGTTGATGAACACTGACAATTAGACTTTTATTGTTTAATGACTTATTTAACAAAATGATATTTACCAGAAGATGTTGAACTTACTTGGTTTGAAACAAAGGATGATTGAAATTGATGAATAACAGTGACTTGAAAAATAAAAACTTTTAAATTTGATGTAGAAAAACACAAAGATAGAATATTAAGTTGGATTGATAAAATACCAAAAATATTTTTAGATATACAAAAAGAGCAATTAGCTTGGCAAGAGCAAAAAAAATGAGAAACAGCAGAAAATATTGAAGTTTCAAAAATAGAAAAACTTGCAGATTTATCAAAAACTATAAAAGAATTACAAGAACAAGAAAAAGAATTAAAAAAAGAAGTTGAAGAAGAACTAAAAAATAATTGATTAGAAAAATTTGCTCTTGATGGTGTTTGAACTGCTTATTTTACAAAAAGAAAAACTTATAAATACCCAGATTATATAAAAGAATTAGAAACAACATATAAAGAGAAAAAGAAAGAATATGAGAAAAGTGATGAAGCAGAATTTGAAGAAAAAGAAACTTTTACTTTTAGGTTATCTTAAATATTATGAAAAAGTATTATTTTGAAGTTAAAAATGGGAAGATTTTAGGTTTCTTCCCAAAACTTAAAGATTGACAATATGAGATAAGAGAAAGAAAAAGAATTAGAAGTTTAGAACAAAATAGGCTCTATTGGGGGTATATAATAAAATTTATTGTTTTAAAATATGAAGAAGTTTGAGAGATTTATACAAAAGATTATATTCATGATAAACTTAAAAAAGCTTTATTGTGAAAAGAGAGAGTGTATAGTGATTTTAGTAAAAAATATATACTTAAATCAAAAAGTACAACTAATCTAAACACAAAACAATTTAAAGAGTATATTGATAGAATAAAAATTTTGTGTGAATTTTGAAAACTTGACCAAATACCTTGATTATCTAAATTAGAGCCATTTGTTATTCCAGATATTACAGAAGAAGAATTATTAGAGTGGATTGATAAAGTAGTTTAATTTTTAAGAAAAAATATGAAAGTAGAAATAAAAACAATTGAACAATTAAGAAGATTTTTAAATATATCAACAACAAAGCTTTGAAGAGTGTCAAGACAGACTTATATAAATTTACTTAAATGACACAAGTTGACTGATTATATTGCAGAAGAATTGTGTAAAATATTTAATATTGATAGAGATAAACTTGAAGAATTGATTGAAAATGAATTAAAAAATAGAAAAATATAAATTTGACTTATTTTGTGTTTTTAATAGAATACTTTTAAGTTAAAAGCCTAGCAAGCTTTACATTTTTTGAAGATATAGGGCTACTGGTGTGGTAGTGTTGCTTTTTTATAAAGCAAGGTTGGAATATCTTTAAAAGAAATCCTTAGAGTTTTTTGCTAGGCTCTCTAAGGATTTTTTATTATATAAAAATTATGTTATGCAAACTTATTTTTTTAGAGAAAAAAAAGAAAGGAATTATACAACACTAGATAATACTTTCTTAAAAGATAAAAGATTATCAGCAAAAGCAAAATGATTGTTTGCATATTTACTAATGCTACCAGAAGATTGGAAAATTTACATAAGTGAATTAGTTAATAATTTTAGTGATTGAGAAACTTCAATAAGAAATTGAATAAAAGAATTACAAAAGTTTTGATATATTAAGATTGAAAAAATAAGAAATAATAAGTGACAATTTATAGCAACAGCATATTATATTATTGAGACACCAAACACAGAAAATCCAGATGTGGAAAATCCAAATATGGATGAACAAGATGTGGAAAATCAATGACTACAAAGTACTTATAATACTAAATACTGAATTTTACAAAATACTTATAATAATAAAGATATATATAGTATTTTTGATTTTTGGAATAGTTTTGATATTATAAAACATAAAAAGCTAAATCCAGTTATTGAAAATACAATTAAAAAAGCATTAAAAGATTTTGAAGTTGATGAAATAAAAAAATGAATAGAAAATTATGCAAAAATTTTAAAAAGCCCAGAAACTTTTTTTAAGTATAAATGGACTTTAAATGAGTTTTTAAGTAGAAAAAATTGATTATCAGTTTTTTTATATAAAAATATTGATGATTATAAAACAAATAACTGAACTTGAAAAAATAATTTTGAAGATTATGACAATAAAGATTTTTTAAGTTGACTTTAATTTTTTAAAATAATTTATAATGAGTTTAACAGAAAAACAAAAACATTATTTATATAAATACAATTTTGAAAGAAATTTAATTTTAATTTGAAATCCATGAGTTTGAAAAACTCATATTATGAAAAAGCTTTTTGATAAACTTCCAAAGAATGAGTGACTTATAAATAAATATTGGATTGATGATTGAAATTTTAGAGAATTGATAACAAGTGGATCAATGATACTTAAAAAGCCAGAAGATTATAAAGCAAGTGTATTGAATTACCCATTAGAGATGTGTATAAGAGCAAAAGTATTATTTTTTGATGATTTATGAGCAAGTGAAAATGTGAGTGAAGCTCAAAAAACAAAATTAAAATTTATTTTAGATGTAAGAGAGAGTAAGTGACTTATTACAATAATAAGCTCAAATTTAAATGCTGATGAATTTGCAAAGCTTTATTGAGAAAGAATAAAAAGTAGAATATTTAATTGAAAACATCCAAAATGATTAGATATTTTGATTATTAAATGAGAAGACAAAAGAAAAGAAAATATTTCTATTATTTAAGAAATATGGAGCAAGAATTTACAAAGGATGATTTAAAATATATAAATGAACCTTTTAATAAAAAAGATTTAGAATATTTAAAAAATATATATGAAATCAAAAACTGAAAAACAAATTGAAAATCAAATAAAAGAGTTTATTGAAAAAAATTGATGAATAGTGAAAAAATTGCACTCAGGAAGTGTTTTAACTAAAAGTGGTAGTAAGACATATAAAATACAATTAGAAAGCAAGTGAACAACTGATTTAGTTGTTGAGCTTAATGATTTTAGAGCTTGGGTTGAAGTGAAAAAAAATAAAGAAGAGTATGAGAAGTGGAAAAAGCTTGAAGAAAGATTTATAAAATGAGAAAAACTCCCAAAAAGTTATCATAGAGAAGAAGCACAAATAAGAGAAAAATATTATTTATTATGAAGATGATGAACTCATATTTTGACTTATTCTTTAAAAGATTTTATTTTAAAATTTAATAAATACTATAAATGAAACAAGTAAGTAGAATTTTTTGAGAAGTTGTTACAATGGAACAATCAGTGAAAAATATAAAATGGTTTACTAAATGATGAGTAAAATTAAAAGATTTAATAAAAAATGATAGAGTAAATGAAAAATGAGTAAAAACTGTAAATGATATGATAAAGGAAGTGCCTAATACTGAATTTAATAGATGAGCAATATATATGCTTGACTTTATTGCAAAAAATGAGTAATGGGAAGAAAGTCAAGAACATTATTTTAAAGAATTTTTTAATTTATAATATTATGGCTAAATTTTGTAAAAAATGTGGAAAACTTAATGAAAATCCATTATTAAAATTGTGCAGAGAACATTATTATGAAGAACAATTAAATAATCCAAAACAAAAGAAATTTTATGAAATAAAAAGAACAGCAATAAAAAAAATATCAGATAAAAAGAAAAAAAGATTAAAAGAATATTGATCAGAAGTTGAGCTTTTTAAAAAAGTATTTTCAAAAAATAAAAATTGTGTTATTTGTTGAAAATGATTTAAATCTTTTGAAGATACAAAAACTTGGTGTTATGCTCATATACTTTCAAAGAAAAATTACCCACATTTAAGATATTTTATAAATAATATTGCTTTTGTATGCTCAATTGAACATCATAATGAAGTAGATAAATGTATTGCTTGAACAAATAAGAAAGAATTAGAAAGAAAGATTTTAGCTTGAAATACAATAGATTTTACAAATTGTAAAAAAAGTTAAAAAAAGATTTGCTTTCTTTTTTTTAAAAACTATAATGTAGATGTATATAGCAATATACAATATAATAATATTTAATAATTTAACTTATGGAAGCAACATATAAAATAAAAGATTTTGATTTTTCAAAATGGAAAGCATTTTTTGCTTTTGAAGAAAAACAATTAAATGAAGCAAGAGAAAGATTATGAATTAGTAAAGATGAAAAACTTGTTAGTCTTGGGATGTGACTTATAGCTTTGAAAAGCAATTATAAAGAGATGATTGAAGCTATGAACAAACATTATAAGGAAGAAGCAGAAAGAAGAAAAAAGTTACAAACAAAAGAAGAAATTATTGAGTATGAACTTAGAAATTATGAAGCATACTATACTTGAAATATAAGTGATACAGTTGAAGTAGTAAAAGAATATTGATTTACTGAACAAGATGTATTAAAAGTTTATAATTTAACAAAAGATAAGTATGACTAAAAAAATAAAAGTTACTTGATATAAAACAATAGAATTTAATAAATTTATTGAAGAACTGAAAAAGTGATGAGATTATATGAAAAGATCACTAGATAAATGATATATTATTTATTTAACAAAATAAGATGAAAACAATAAAAGTTGACACAAAAAAAGCAGAAGAGCTTATAAATAAAGAAATAGATATTTTGGAAAAATCAAATGAGTGGCAAGATATACAAAAGAGACAATACTTTGTTGATATGCTTAATGATTGAGTAATTTTTACAAATCTTACAAATTTTGTTATTTTGTGGGAGCAGTGATTGTTTTTAGAGAAAATTTAGTTTTTTATTTAAAAATATGAGATTGATAGATTTAAAATATAAATGAAAAGTTGTTTGACAATATACTTATTGTACTTTTCAATGAATAAAGAGTATGAGTTTTTATAGAGATAAAAATTGAGAAATTGATGAAGATTTATTTATTGAAGCTTGTGAGAATAAAGTAAAAAAATGGAATTTAAAATTTATGGAAAAAATAAACTCAATTAGTTTAAGAAAAGATATTTATGTTTATGCTGGAAAAATTTTTAGGAAATGAGAAATTTAATTTATTAAAAAATACTTATGAATAATAAAGAATATTGGATTTTTACTTTTATGCAAAAACAAAAAGAAAAAAATAAATATGTAAAAGTTTTTTGAAATTATGAAATTGCAAGACAAAAAATGATTGATAAGTATTGAAAGAAGTGGGCTTTTCAATATGAAGATGAAGAAAAAGCATGAGTAAATATGTTTAATTTAGAATTGCTAGATATTATTGAATAATTTATTTTTTAAAAAAATCTTATGGAGCAAATAATAAAAACAAGTAAAAGATTAAGAATAATAAGATGTAATTGCTGTTGAATTGAGAGAAAACAGTATAAGGTTAGTTTTAGTAAAATACATCTTGAGATATTGTTAAAGGTTTTGAGATATTGTAAGTTTATCAAAAATAATGAATTTAATATAAAGGACCTTGATGAAATGTTTAAACTTACAAAAACAGAATATTGAAATTTAAATGTTTTAATAAGGTTTGGTTTATTATATAGACCAGAACATAAAAAACAGTGACATTATTGATTACCAACTAAAAGAGCTATTTGATTTATAAAGTGAAAATATCTAATTCATGAGTATTATTGGAGAGATAGTATAACAAAAGAAATAGAATACTCTGAAAATAAAATAAGAATAGACCAAATAAAACAATACAAAGAATTTTTACAAGATAACTGATTACCAAATTATGTTGATTATAAATAATATTTGAAGATGTAGACATTGTTGAAAAACAAATGATTACAATCAAAATAGTAAAGATAAAAATTGCTATTATTGTTGAAAATATTTAGATTATCTTGATGAAAAATATATTGAAGAGCAAAGTGATTATTGAAGATATACATATAAACAAATAAAAATTATTGAGTTTGCAGTAAAAAGATGATACAAATTAGATTGAATAAGAAAATGATTATTTACAATAAAAGTGAGAGTAAAATCATTAGAACCATCAATTTGTTATAAGTATTTTTACTTAGAACTTTTTAATAAAAAATCACAAAAAAGAGAGCTTGACTGAATTATATGAATTTGATGATTTTCAGATTTTTTAATTGATAAAAAATTTATACAAATTTTAAAAGAACATTTTAAAAAACAGCCAACAATTGAACAAACAAGTTTTAATTATTGTGATTTATTGAATATGGAAGATATTATTGAAGAATTATTTAATAAATTAAACTTGAAATAATTTTAAAATTTAATAATATTGTATATGATTATATTTGTAAACAAGAAAAATGAATAGTAATATTGTGATAAGGTCAGCAAGGTTTTGATTGCTGTCAGAAATAACTTGAAAGAAGAAGCATACTATAAAACAATTTTTTTATAGAAACAAAATGGATGTTTTAAATCCAGAACATATTGAACTTTATTTGAATAAGTATAAAACAAATGCTACCAATAGAACAAGTACAACTAGTGTTGTTGACAATAATTGCAGTTAATACATCAATAATAACTGCAAGTCTTTTGATTTGATTAAAAAATAACTCTGCTTTGCATAAAGATATAAAAGAGAGTTTTAAAAGAATATCTTTTATAAGACAAAATAAAACTAAGAAAACACAAGTTATTTTAAAAAATAATAAAAAATAGTATGAAATTAAGTGAAATACAATTATGGGAAGATAACCCAAGAAAAATAAGTGATGAAGCTTTTGAAAAACTAAAACAATCACTTAAAAATGATTTAGATTTTTTAAAAGAAGATAAAATAAAGCTTAATAGATTAAATTGAAGGCTTATAGTTTATGCTTGAAATCAAAGAGTTAAAGCCCTTAGAGAGTTATGATATGAAGAGCTAGATGATGATTATTTCACTATTGCAGAAATTAGTGAAGCAAAAATGATTGAAAGATGATTAAAAGACAATGAAGAATATTGAGAATATGATAGAGAAAAACTTTCAGCTTTATTACAAAAAGCAAAACAAGAATATGATTTAGATATATCAAATTTTGATATACCAAGCACTTCAATACATAAACTTAATAGTCTTTCAAATTGATTTGAACTACCAAGTTTTGATGATGATTTATGAGCTTTCAGTGTTTGAGATTGAATTGAAGAACTTGAAGAAGAAAATAAAAAGAAAAAAAGAGAGCAAAATTATATAATAAGAACAGAGATTATTTTTGATGATGAATTACAAAGAGAAACTTGGAATTATTTTTTATCATGGTTAGCTGATAATATTTGATGAGAGACTCTTGCAGAGAGACTTACAAACTTTATAAATGAAAAACTTCCAAAATTATGAAACAAGAAGAAAAACTAAAAAAATGAACTGAGTACACTTGAAATGATGTACTTACAGAAGCAAAAAATAGAATAAAATATTGTTTAAATAAATTTGATAAAATTTATGTTTCTTTTTCATGATGAAAAGATAGTTTGGTTGTATTGAAATTATATGAAATGGTTTTGGATGAACTATGAAGAAAAGATGAAAAAATAAATGTTATTTTTAGAGATGAAGAGCTGATACCAGATTATGTTATTGATTTTGTAAAGAAACAAAGAGAAAATCCAAGATATGTTTTTAAGTGGTTTGCTGTACCTATGAGGTCAAATAAGTTTATATTATGAAAAACAATTGAATATATACAGTGGAACCCAAACAGAAAGTGGATTAGACCAAAGCCAGATTTTGCAATAACAAGTGATAAGATATATGATCAATACTCAATGGATGCTTTACAATGTGAATGAGATAAATGAAGAATTTGATTTATGACTTGAATTAGAGCAGATGAAAGTCTTGTAAGATTAAACTCTGTTTTAGTGAAAAAAGATGAGCCATTTATTGTTACTTCATCTACACCAAAAGCAAAACTTATTAAACCTATTTATGATTGGAAAGAAGTTGATGTTTTTAAATTTTTTTATGATAATAATATTGAATATTCTGAAATTTATGATTTACAATATTGGAATAAAGAAGCATTAAGAGTTTCAACTCCTTTACGTAGTGAAAGTGCAAAAGAGTTTAATAAAATAAGAACAAGAACACCAGTATTTTATAGGCAACTTTTAGATATATTCCCAGAAATGAGAATACAAGAAAAATATTGGAAAGAATTAGATAGATTTTCTATTATTTGGAAATACAAACCAAACCCACAATCATTACTTGAATTTATAAATAATGAAATAGATGAAAGTTTAAGGCAATTAGCAATTAAAAGAGCTAAAAGTTGTTTGATAGCAAGAAATAATAGACTTAAACAGTGATATTATAAAAATTTATGATGATACCCATATTACTACATATATAAAACTCTTATAAATTGAAGTTTTAAAAGAGCAGTGCAAGCACAAATAAATATATCAAAAAATGATATAGAATTTGAAAAGGATTTATACTATAAACTAAATAAAAATGCAGGTAAAAAAACTTAGATATGAAGAAATAAAAAATTATAAATCAATGGTAGAAAAAGAAAGTGTTGATTTGAAAAAAAATTGAACAATTTATTATTGATGATTTGTAGATTGAGAGTTAGTTTGATTTGTGTGAGTTATGCTTGTATGAAACAATATTAGATACAAAAGTGATTATGTATTTAAGGAGCATAGATGAAAATGATATTATGATACATTATTTGATGTAAGAGATAAAATTGTGCAGTGAGCAGTAAAAAAATGAACAAAGATCACTGCATTTTGTACCAATAAGAGTATTTGAACTTTTTTAAGAAAATGATTTGTTATAGAAAACAAAAATAAAAATTGAATTTATTTTGTAAAAAAAATTGTATGAAAAGCTACAAAGGTTGGACAGCAGAAGAAAGAAGAAAAAGCTTAATTCTTACAAAAAGAGCTATTGCAGAGTGAAAAATACCACCAGCAAATGAGTTATGATGTAATAGATGTTGACAAAAAGAATGAATAATTGACTACCATAATGAAAACTATTCACATCCAACAAAATATTTAGAACCTTTATGTTTTAGATGTCACATTATACACCACTCACAAAGAAGAGCACCAGAAGCTTGTAAAAAATACTGGGAAGAGATTAAAAATGGCAAACAATACCCACCAGTTTATAAAAGAGATATGAGTATTTTTAGAAAAGACAATAATATTACCTAATTTTAAAAAATATGTTTGAAAAAGAACCAATAATGAATATTAAATGGATTGATACAAAACAGCTAGACAAAAACAATTATAATCCAAATATAGTATTTACACCAGAGTTAAACTTACTTAAAAAATCAATTTTAGATGATTGATGGATACAGCCAATCATAATAAATCCAAATAATATAATTATTGATTGATTTCATAGATATATGTTATCATCAACAGATAAAGATTTACAGAAAAAATATAATGGTAAAGTACCTTGTGTTGTAAGAAATGTTGATGATTTAAAAGCAATGATTATTACAATTAGAATAAATAAGGCAAAGTGAAGCCATATGGTAGTTGCAGAACAAAAAATAATAAAAAAGCTTTATGAGTGATGATATTCTATAAAAGATATACAAAAAGAATTGGGGATGAGTAAAGATGAAGTAGAATTGTTATTGTCTGATACAGTATTTAAAAAATGGGATTTAAAGAATTACAAATATAGTAAAGCTTGGAGACCAAAAAAGACTAAAATAAAATTGACAGAAGCAAAAAATTTAATAAAATTGTATATGTATATAAGAATATACAATATTTTATTTTTATAACTTATGGACAACAGTGAATAAAGTTATTTTAATGTGAAATATAACTCAGGATTTAGAGTTAAAAGCAACACCAAACTGAACAAATGTTTTAAGTTTTTCAATAGCAACAAATGAAAAAGTTAAAATAAATGATGTTTGGGAAGATAAAGCAACTTTTCACAATATAGTTGCTTGGTGAAATAAAGCAGAAGCTATAAGTAAATTTTTTACTAAATGAGCTAAAATACTTATAGAGTGAAAGCTTGAAAATAGAACTTGGGAAGACCAGAATTGAAATAAAAAATATAAAACTGAAATTATATTAAGAGATTTTTGGTTTACTTGAACAAAAACAGCAAATAAGGATGAATTTACTGAAAGTGACAAAAAGCATTTCAAACAAGAAGATGAGCTTTCAGTAGATGATTTACCATTTTAATTTAATAAAAAAATAATTATGAAAAAAGAATTTATATATTTTGATAATACACATATAAAAACAGTTGCAATTTTTGCAGTTAAATTTGATGAACTTCCAGAAAATAAATTTATTGTTGAAGTTTATGCCTGAGATGAAATTTTTTGAGAAAAATTTGATACAGCAAATGAAGCAAGAGTAAGACAAGAACAAGTTATGAAAGCAATAACTTGAAAAATAGATTGAGAAGAAACAAGATTTTGAGATATTGAAGTTGAGTTTATAAAAATGGAAAGTGAAAAAGAAAAATTAAAACATCAAGTTGTATTAGATAAAATTTTAAAAGAATTTGGAAGGAATAAAAATGATAAAAGAATTAAGTATGATGATTTATTAAAAGAATTTGAAAAAGCACATAAAAAATGACAATTAGATGAAATTGCAGAAGCATTAAGGCTTGCATTAAAATTTGAAAAAGTTTTAAATTGATTTTTTAAAGAATTTAAACTATAATTTACAAAAAATGGAACTAGAAAGAAAAATATATTTTATAACAAAAAGACCAGTAGAAGAGTTTCAAAGATATGTTGAAGCAAATAAGTGATACTTTTTTTTAGAAAAGGATGAAGAGTATAAGCTTATACATATAAAAAGCCCAAATGATTTAAAAGATAAACAAGATTTATATATTTATTTATTTGAAGTAAAAGAAGAAGACTACACTGATCAAGAAGTTGAAGAATTTAAAAAAATAGGGGAAGCAAAATGAATTGAATATTTAGCTGTTAATTTATAGTATATGATATACAAATTTAAAAAATGGCTTGAAGCAAGTGCAGTAAAAGATTTCTTAAACTGAAATTTTATAACATTATGAATATTTATTATGTTATTAAATTTTGTTACTATTGAGTTAATAGATAATATATTTGTAATATTAGTACTTGCTTTTATATATTGAGTATTTGCTAAAATATATTTTAATTTTGCACTTAAAAAATTTTTAAAATTGCTTATAAAATAATCCTACCAAATAAAAGGTAGGTTGTAGAATATAAAATTTTTCTGTAAAAATAATAGATAGAGTTTTTATTTATATTCTACAATTTATCTTTTATAAAACATATTATGAAAGAAATACACTATGGAGATATTCAAAGAATACCAAAAGGCTTGGACAAATCAAAACCATTAGAGACAGATACAGCAAAAAGAACTTGAAAGTTAAAAAAAGTAAGGCATAGAGTTAAAGAATACTTAAACTTACTTAAAATACCATTTAATAACTAGTAGTATGAAATTTTGGAAATTTGCCATAAAAGAGAAAAACTGATTCTTCTTTGTGCAAGAAAATCTGTGATATTGAAGAGAAAAAACACATCTTATAACTGAAAGTATAGATGAAGCAAAAGAATATATGAAAGAGCTTAAAAGAATTAAACAGAAAAATAAAAAGAATTTGATTACATTTACAATTTAATCTTAATAAATAAATGGCTTGAAATAAAGAAAAGAAAATAATTAAACAAAAAAATAAATATAATTTTGATAAGCTTAAAATAGAGTTTTTTAGAGATAAGGATTACAATGAAGTTAAGGCTTTTTTTCTTGCAAAGTTTTGAGCTTATAACCAGCATATTCAGAGTATGACTAAGTGATGGGCAGTAGAAAAAAAGGAACTTATAGCACAAGTAAAGGAAGAAGTACACAAAGAAATTAAAGAAGAGCTTAAAAAATTGTATAGACCAACAGCAGAAGAATTAGCAAAAATGTATGAAGCAAATATGGGGATTATAAAGTGAAAATTGTTTCACATAGCTCAAAACATAAAGAAAGATAAAAATTGAAATATAATACTACCAGATTGACTAGATATAAAGGAACAAGAGATAATACATAGAATAATAAAATGAGAGCTATTTGACTTATGAGTGGAAGAAAAACAATGAAAAGATACAATACAAACCATAAGAATTATATAAAAATGTAGATGTTTTAACAGATAGTCTACATTTTAATATTTAAGTATAAAAAATGAGTAATGAATTAAAATTTGAAACATCAAGTGAAGCACAAAAGAAAGCTTTAAATGAGTTGTTGTATTGAAAAGTTATTAGTGAAATATGATTTTGATGATGAGCTGGTGGTTGAAAGTCTTATACTGGTGTAGCTTGGCAATGGATGATGAGAATGGCTTACCCATGAACAAAGTGATTTTTTTGAAGAAATCAGCTTATAAACTTAAAGAAAACAACTCTTGCAACTTATTATAAATTTTGCCAAGATTATAAAATACCAGAAATACAAAGATGAAGACTTAATTGAAAAACAAATACAATAATATTTGATATGGAAAAAATACTTTGACCAAAGTATAAGTGAGTTAAAAGTGAAATATTATTGTTAGATTTAGCATATAAACCTAGTGATCCTTTAAATACTAGATTTTGAAGTTTGGAGCTTACTGATTGATTTATAGATGAAAGTAATGAAGTAAACTCATCTATTATTGAGATATTGCATACAAGAATATGAAGAGCATTAAATGATAAGTACAACTTAAAACCAAAGATACTTGAAACATTTAACCCAGATAAATGACACATATATAGAAGATACTGGAAGCCATACAAAGAAAATAAAATGCCAAAAACTAGAATATTTATACCTAGTCTTGCAAAAGATAATAAAAAGGTAGATAAAGCATATTTAGAGCAATTGTATAATATGCCAGATTGACCAAATAAAGAAAGACTTTTATATTGAAATTTTGATTATGATGACACTCCTTGAAGATTATTCCCAGATGATAAGATACAAGATTTATGGAGTAATTATGCAGAGCCAAGTGATTTTAAGTGTATTATTTGAGATGTAGCAAGGGAAGGTAAAGATTTTGCAACAATATGGGTATTTGAGTGATTTAAACTTATTGCTTATGAAATAATCCCAAAATGAAAGCTTGATAGGTATTGAGAAAGAGTTGAAGCTTATAGAAGAAAGTATTGAATACCTAAAAGCCAAGTTGCTATTGATGAAGATTGAGTTGGCGGATGAGTTGTTGATTTTATGTGATATAAATGAATAGTGAATAATAGTAGTCCTTTACCAGAGTGATTTGATGATGAGTGAAGACCAGTTATACCAAACTATCAAAATTTAAAAACTCAATTATATTTTAAAGCAAGTCAAAATTTTTCTAAAATAAACCTAGAAAAATTATCTCCTGAGCATAGAGATATGCTTGCAGAAGAGCTAGCAAATATAGTTGAAGTGGATTTTGACAAAGATTGAAAAATAAAAATTATCTCAAAAGAAAAATTAAAAGAAAAAATTTGAAGGTCTCCTGATTTAGCAGACACTCTTGCTTATAGATTTTTCTTTGAAGTATGAGAGCAAGAAACTTTCTTTGATATTACAATATGATAAAAAAACTATGCTAAAAATAAAACATCCTAAAAAACCAGTATTTTGGATCAGTGATGAAAATTGGAATAAACTTAGTCTTAAAGAAAAAGATTATTGTATTTTTTTATACAAAAAAAGATATACTGAAACTGAAATATGTAGAAAATTATATATTGAAACAGAGAGTTGATATTGGAGACTAAAAAATAGAGTAAAAAAAGTACTTCAAAGTGATATTGATAAAATCAATAAAAAGCTAGTATAGTGTTTACAGCTAGCTTTTTTTTCTTATGATGTAAGATGTATTTATTATTTAACAAAACAAAATGAAATACATTTGAAGACAAATAAATGTTGGTTTTGCAAAAGAGACAACTAGATGAACAGCTGTTGCACCAACTTTTTGGTACCCAAAAACAAACATTGATTTTGATGAAAAAATTGAAACTGTTATTGATGAAAGCTCATTATGAGTAAAAGTTAAAGGAACAGATATTGAAGTTATCAAAAGATATGGAGAGTGAACAGTTGAGTGATATGCAAGAGTAAATAGTATTGGTCTATTATTCTTAAACTTACTTGGTAAAGATACTGTTACAGAATTACAAGCAAATGAAGCTTATGAACATAAGTTTGAAATAGACAATAATGCTATGGCTCCAAGTTTAACTGTTTCAACAGCAGAACCAAATGGGGATTATATGTACCCACTAGCTATGCTTAAAAGTTTTACTATAAGTGCAAAAGTTTGAGAGTTTATCTCAATCAGTGCTGAGTTTAAATCAAAAAAATGAGAAAGTGCAACTTTAACTGCAACTTACCCAGATAATGATTATAAATTTAGTGCAAGACACTCAATATTTAAAATGGCAACTGATTTAGCTGGTTTACCATGAGCAAGTGAAGCTTGTATTGAAACTTTTGAACTTACTATTTCAAGAACAACAGAAGAAGAATACTGTTTAAATAGTTGAGTTGATGTATGAGACTTAATTGATTGAACTATTGAAATAACTTGAAGTATAGTTGCAACTTATAATGATGAAGCAACATATAAAGTACCAGCTCTTAATTGAGAAACAAGAGCTATGGAATTAAAATTAGTTGATACAAATATTGATTTAGGTGGTTGAAATAATCCAACAATTGATATAACTATGCCAAAGGTTGCTTTTACTGATTATGGTAGAGATAAATGAAATGATAATACAGTTAAACAAAATTTATGATTTACAGCTCTTCAAGATACAACATCATGAAAAGCTATTGAAATAAAAGTTATAAATAGTGTTGATCAATATTAGTTTTTAAAAAAAAGTATAATGCCAAAAATAAGTAAAGAAATGGAGCAATTAGTTAAAGATAATCTTAAAGCTCTAAATGATAGCATAAAAGATATTAAAGAAACAGAAAATAATACTTTTGATGTTATTGCTTCAACAGAAGATGTTGATAGAGATTGAGAGATTATCAAAACTGATGGCTGGGACACTGAAAACTGGTTTAAAAATCCAGTAGTCTTAATAAATCACTCTTATAGAGTAGAAAGTATAGCTTGAAAAGGTTTAGATTTCTACAAAGATGAAGAGTGAAGAATGAGACTAAAAGGTGTGTTTGCTCCAAATGAAGCTGGTAAATTAGCTCAACAACTTTATAATTGATGATTTTTGAAAGCTGTTTCAGTATGATTTATTGTTAAGCAAAGAAATGAAACTGATAGGCTTATTATTGAAAAAGCAGAATTACTAGAAGTTAGTTTTGTTGCTGTACCAGCAAACCCAGAAGCAATTAGTATGGATTGAAAAACATATAAAAAAGCAGTTAAGCTTTGACTTATAAAATGAGAACAAGAAGAAGAGAAAAAAGAAGAAAATATTGATATAAAAGAACTTGCAAAAGAAGTAAAAGAAATAAAAGAAATGATTGTTGATTTTTGAAGCAAAGTGAGTAAGATAGAAGATGAAGTTAAGAAACTTGCAAATAAGGGGGATGATAACCCCAAAGGAGATGACAGTAAAACTCAGCAAGATGAAAAATTATTTAAAGAATTCTTGCAAAATCTGTCAAAAAATGCCAGCAAAACTTTATATCAATTAAAGAATAAAAAGGATTAGCTGGGAGCAACTTATATTTTATTTTTATAATCTATTAAAAAAATGGATGAAAAACAATTAAAAGAGTTTCAAGAAAATTTCTTGAAAGAATTAGGTGTTACTATGGACACTGTTTTAGATGAAAAACTATCTAAAAAACTGGAAGAATTAAATGCTGATAATGAAAAGACTATTGAAGATATGAAAGCAGAAATTAAAAAATTTGCTAGTCTTGTAAAAAAACAAGAAGCAAATACAGAAGAAAAAAAGAAAGAAATTGTTGCTTCAATCTTCCAAAAAACTTTCCAATTAGGTATTGATAGTGAAGATGGTTTTAAATCATTAGTTGATGCAGAAGTAAAAGCTTTGAATGAGTGAACTGATGCTGATGGATGATTTGCAGTATTTGACCAATTTGAAAGTGATATTATTAGAGAAATGGAAGAATTATCTCCAATTGTTTGAGCTATTAGATGGTTTAAACTTAAAAAAGGAGACAAAGTTTCTTTTCCAACTGTTACAAATGGTATAACAACTGCTTATGTTGATGAAGGAACATCATGAACAGCATCTAAACCAACATTTGGTAGAGTTACAATTGATATTTATAAAACTTTCACACTTGTTGATTTAACAGAAGAACTATTAACAGATTATATGGCTAAACCAGACTTATATAAATTGTTAGTAGAATTTATTGCTGAAAGTCAATATCAATTCTTAGAACAAGAAATATTAAATGGTACTGGTACTGGTACATCAAAAGTTGTTGGTATTAGAAACTTAACTGGTAACAAAACTTATGAATTATCAGTACAAAAAACAGCTGATATAACTTATGATGATGTTATAAATGCAGAAGCTGAATTACCAAGAAAATATAGATTAAAGAAAAATGATGTTGCTTGGATTATGCCAGACTATGTTTATTTCCAATTAAGAAAGGTAAAAACTGCTGATGGTTACCCATTATTCCCAGAACTTAATAGAGATAAACCTAAATTAGATTTATTTAATGTTATCATCTCTGATGAAGCTGGTGATGTAGTATCTGCTTCAACTGATGTAGCTGGTGCTGAAAGTTTCATCTTAGGTAATATTAAAAAATTCTATGGTGTAAGAAGAACTGGTATGGTAACTAAAAAAGGTTACTATGGAGATAACTGGACAAAAGATGTATCAAGTATTAAAACTAATCAAAGAATTGGTCTTAAAGCTGTTAGAGAAGATGCATTTGTTGTTATCAAAAACAAAGCATAGTATAACTTATATTTAGGTATGCAGAAGAGCTATATAGCTCTTTTGTTACTTGAATATAACTTAACATAATATAAAAATGAAAGTAAAATATATAAAAAATGCTCATCCAATGAAAATTTGAGATGTAAGAGAAGTAAATGAAAAAAAAGCTCAATATTTAGTTAAAATGTGATTAGCTGAAATATATAGTGAAGATACAATCACAAAAAGTTTAAAAAAATGAACAAAAAAACTAAAAAATGCAGTAAAGAAAATTTTTAAATAAAATTAAAAACTAAATATGATAACAAAAGACCAATTAAAAATATATTTATGAATAACAGATAACTCACAAGATGATTTACTTGATTTAATAATTGCAAAATCAATTTGATTAGCAGAAGCATATACTATGCAAATATTAAACAGACCAACAGAAGCAATAGTGCAAGTAGATAGAAATGATTGAGTTATTTTTATTGAGAACTATCATAATTTATCAATAAGTAAGGTGTATGAAAATACTGGGGATGATTTTTCTCCAACTTGGACACAAAAAACTGATTGATTTTATTTAGATCAGTGATGAGTTTTAAAAACAAACTTTACATCAAATTTAGATAGAGCAATTAAAATTGAGTATTTTGCTTGATTTACTGAAAGTGATATACCAGAAGACTTAAAAGGAGCTTTAATTGAATTGTGAGCTTATTTATATAGTAAAGCTGGGGATTGAAAAATATTAAAAAGTGAAACTGTTGATTGAGATAGAGTAGAGTTTGAAATTGTAAATTGAACAACAGCAGAAGAACTACCAAACTCAATAGCACTAGTATTTGATAAATACAGAAAATATGAAATTTGAGCATAATGAAACATCATGAGTAATTAAAAGACTTCAATATGTAAATTGAAAATGAACATATCAAAACACTTGAAATACTTATAGTGGGCATATGAAGCCAATAAGTATTGATGATAAGACTTTTAGTATAACTCTTGAAGCTTGATATAAATGGACAATTAAGAGAAGTATTGAAGAGTGAATTGCTGATATAAAAGAAAGTGACAAGGTTGATGTAAATTGAGAAATATTTATTGTAAAAGCAGTTAAGTTTTTCCCTTGAATAAATTTTGCAACAACAAAAGTATTATTAAGTAAATAGTATATGTTAGAGATATGAATTGAAATCAAATGACTTGATGAATTAAAAAATAAACTAAATCCAAAAAAATGGAGAAAAGCAATTCATAGATGAATAATAAGAGTATTGATATTTTTAGAGTGAAAAGCAATACCAGAAACACCAATAAGAACTTGATATTTAAGGAAGTGATACAAGCAAAAAGCAAAAAATGAAGTATGAGTTTTATATAATGATGTTGAGTATGCTCCATATGTACATTTTTGAACAAGAAAACAAAAAGCAAACCCCTTTCTTGAAAGAGTAGTAAAAAAACATTGAAAAAAGACTTGAAAAATTTTAAACAAGCAATTTTTAGATTTATTAAATACTTTATAATGGGAATAATAGAAAATATTGAACAAAAATTAACTGAAAAATTTACAAATAGTGATTTATTTGCAAATGTTTATGATTTCTATGTTATAGAAAATGATGGTTTCCCTTATGTTGCTTTTGAGTTGAGTGATTTTGAGTGAGAGAAAACAGATACTTGTGAGAATAAAAGAATTTGGACTTTTAAAATTGTAATTTTTCAAGAATTGACTAATATGACTAGGAGAGAAGCAAAGAAAAGTTTATATAATATAACTGAAAAAGTTATAGATATGTTTGATAAAGACCAATTCTTGTGATGACTTGTTGATAATACAGAAGTTGTAGCTTGAAATATGTGACAATACTCAAAAGAAAAAGGTTGAAAAATGCTATTTATAGAAATAGATTTAAGTTTTGAAACAACTTTACAAATTAACTAAACTTATTATGAAAAAGTTATGAAATAATAAAATGATTACTTGAAAAGAAGAACAAGTAAAAAATAAATTCAAAGAAGCTAAAAAACATACTTTTTATTTTCCAAGATATTGAACAACAATATTAGCAACAAATCAAACAGAAGCACTTGCTATATTAAAAAAATGATTAAATACTAAATAAAAAAACTATGTTTAGCTTAAAATGACTATTTTGAATAAAAAAGAAATGATTTGATAGTGATATTTGAGACTATTCTTTATTTGATGAAATATGGAATGATAAAGATGTTTTAAATTCACTATCAAGAACTGATTATATATCTTTATACACTGGTTGGATTTATGTTTGTGTTTCAACAATTGCAAATGAAGTAGCAAAACTTGAAAGGCAAATTTTTTGGTCAGAAAATAGACAAGATAAATTAAGAAATCATAAATATGCAAATTTAATTAAAAGACAATTCTTAGTTGATGTTGTTTCATATCTTCAAATAACTTGAAGTGCTTTTGTACTTAAAGAAACTTTTTGAAGTACTATAACTTGATTAAGAGTATTAAGAAGTGATAGAATTGTTATAAATCAAACAGAAGAGTGAGAAATAATAAATTATAGATACTTTAATTGAAAAAAAGATGTAATTTATACACCAGAAGAAGTATTTGCAATCCATAATTTTAACCCATATCAAGCTTACCCACACAAAACAATGTGAGTAAGCCCAGTACAAGCTGTTGCAATACAATGATTGATGGACAAAGAAATAATAAACTGGAATTATAATTTTTTCAAAAATTGAGCAAGTATTTGATCAGTAATGGAGACAGATAAAAAAATTGAACCAACAAATAGACAATTCTTGCTACAAAAACTTAAAAAAGAGTTTATTTGAAGTAAAAATGCTCATGCTATTGCAATATTAGACCAAGGTTTAAAATTGAGAGAAATAAAACCTTGACAAAGGGAAATGGATTTTGTTGAACAAAGAAGATTTACAAGGGATGAAATACTTTGAATATTTAAAGTGCCAAAAGCTGTAATAGGTTTATGAGAAAAAGTAAATGTATGAAATGTTGAAGCTTTTGAAAAGATATTTGCAAGTAAAACTATCCTTCCTATATGTATGCAATTGGAAGAAGTAATAAATGACAATATATTTAAATGAAATTGATATTTTAAGTTTGTAAATGTATTGCCAATTGATGAAGAAAAAATAATAATGAGATATAATTCTTGACTTATAACTAAAAATGAAGCAAGATTAGCTCTTAATTATCAAGAATTAGAAAATTGAAATATTTTTGTTGATTGAACAGAAGCAAGTGTAAAAGAAAATAAATCTAAAATAGCAAATATTTTAGAAAAAGCTTTCACTAAAAGTTTGAAACAAACAGAAAAAGGATCAGAAGAATATTTAGAAAAAAGATGGGAAGAAAAAATAAAAAGAACAGATGATTATGAAAAAGAGATGTGAAGATTGATGTGAAGAGTATTTGAAGCCCAAGAAAAACAAATTGTATGAAAATTAGAAAAAAGTATAAAAGAAATTGATGATATTGAAAATGAAGATGATTTATGGGATGAAACTTTAATGATAACTCTATATTTATGATTATTCACTTGATTTTTTACAAAAATGATAAAAAAAGAGTGAAGTATTGCTATTGCAGAAGTATGAGATTTAGTTTTCAATAGTTGAAACATAAATAAATGGATTTTCAACAACATTAAAAGATTTGGTAAAGATATAGACACAACAACAAAAAAAGAAATACTTACAATAATTAAAAATGGTAAAAATGCTTGAATTAGTACTGAAAATATTGTGAAACAAATAAAATGAAAATTTGCACAATACAAAACAAGCAGAATAAAGAAAATAACAAGAACAGAAGTAAGCAGAGCAGTAAGTTATAGTAGGCTTGAAGCTTGGAAACAAGCTTGAATAAAAAAGAAAAAATGGTATACTGCAAGAGATGAGAGAGTATGTCCAATATGTAGTGAAATGAGTTGAAAAGTTGTTGCTTTATGAAAACCATTTTACAAAAAGTGAGAAACACATCCAAGTTGATATAAATTTAACTATGAAGATGTAATGTGAGCACCAGCACATCCAGATTGTAGATGTGATATAGTTGCAGAAGACTAAAATTTAATTTTTAAAAAACAAATTATGAAAGATATAGTTATAAATATTGGTTGAGAAGATTTTTCTTTTACTGGGGAAATTTTATTTAAACATATGAGAAAAATCCAACCATTATCACAAAAACAAACACTATGAGAGATTTGAGAATTAGATTTTATGCTTGAATTAGCAGAAATACTTTGTACATCTAAAAATTGCAATAAAGTAAAAGAAGCAATAGATAACTTAGATATGAAATGAGTTGAAAAATTTACAAAAGATTTTGAAAAAATAGCAAATATTTTAAACCAAGAAGAAGAAGCTAAAAAAAAATAAATCAAAAACTTATAAGTTATGAGATGGCTCTTGCAAGTAAAGCAAAAGCAAAAAAAGTTGATTATGAGTTTATTTTGCTAACTATAATGGAAAAATATTGATGGAGTTGGACAGATATACAGAATACACCAGAAAGCTTATTAGAGCTTGCTATTTGAAAACTTAATATAGATAATAAGCAAGAACAATAATGGAAAAAACAAATGTAAATATAATAGTTAAAGCTATTGATAAATTTTCAAATACTTTCAAGAATATTTGAGAGTGAGTTGATAAAATAACAAACAAGGTTAAACAAAATGAAGCTACCTTTAAAAAGATGGCTTGATTTTGAAGCCTTGCTTTTTTGTGAATATGAGCTTGAATTAAAAGTGTAGTAGATAGAGCAAGTGATTTAGTTGAAATAAATCAAAAATTTTGAGTAGTTTACTCAAAAATGGCAAAGGAAGCAGAAGCAAGTGCAAGATGACTTGCAAAGTATTATTGATTAGCTCAAAGTGAAGCTAAATGATATTTAGCAGATATTTGAGATTTAGTTGCTTGATTATGATTTACTCAAAAAGCAAGTTTAAAATTTTCAGAAACTGTTGTTTGATTGTGAGTGGATTTAGCTTCATTTTCAAATGTTGCTGGTTGAAGTGCAGAAGCAATTGATAGACTTAAAAAAGGTTTATTAGGTGAGCATGAAAACTTAAAAGCTTTGTGAATACAAATAAATGAAGAAATGGTAAAAACTCAGTTGTTAAAAGATTGAACAGCTGAGCTTACTGGTGTGCAACTTATGGAAGCAAAAGTGCAAGCAAGATTAAAGCTTGCAATTGAACAAAGTAAAAATGCAATTTGAGATTTTGCAAGAAGTAAAGATAGTTTAGCAAATCAAAGTAGAATTTTACAAAACAGAATAAAGGATCTATGAGATAATTTATGAGTTTTATTTTACCCAATAGTATTAAAAATAACAACTGCTCTTGTTTCATTTACTCAAAGATTAACAGAATTAGCACAAGCTCATCCTAAACTTATAAAAACAGTTATTGCACTAAGTATGGCAATAGCTGGTTTAATGGTTGTTGTATGAACTTGATGATTGCTTATACCACAATTTACTAAATCTTTTGTATTTTTAAGAGTTGCAACAACTCAATTTTTATGAGTAGTTAAATTACTATTAAGACCACTTACAGCTTTATTATTTACTAAAAAATCATTAGTAGTTGAGACAGCAAGATATACAATAAGAATTATTGCAAATACACTTGCAAAAATAAAAAATCTATTATTTACAAAAAAATTATATATTGCAGAACTTAGATTATGAAGAGCAAATCTATTTAGTGCAAAAACTTTTAAAATATTATGAAAAAGTATATTTTGACTTATTAAAAGAGTTATTATTTTATGAAGTAGATTTTTCTTTATAGCAACTATTGTTGCAACTGTTGTTGCAATTATTTATGCAAAATGGGACTGGATTAAACAAAAATTAGCTCCTATTTTTGAAACAATTGCAAGAATGTGACAAGCTGTTCCACAAATAATAGCTGATTGATGGAATTTATTAGTAGATGTTGTTGTTGAAAGTGTAAATTTTATATTAAGAAGTGCAAAAAAAGTTGTACAAGCATTAAATAAAATACCATGAGTAGATATTGATGTAAGTTGACTTGATAAAGCTATGTCAACAGTAACAGAGTTTTGAAATTGATTAAAAATTGAAGCAAAAGATGTTTCAGATACTTTTAAGGCTGTATGATGAGTAGTAAAAGACTTCACAAATTGAGTTGTTTGAAATATGTGACTTGCTGGTTGAAGTATGTGAGATTTATGAACTGGTGCTTGAAAAATTGCAGAGAAAGTTGGATGATTAAGTGATGAAACTCAAAGATATATTGACAAAATAACTGAAAAATTTGATGAAACAAAAGATGCAATTGCTGAAACAGTTACAAAGATAAAAGACTTATCAAAAGAATTTGTTGCATTTAAGGATGAAGCAAAGAGAAGTATTTTAGATGTAAATAAACAATTAAAAGATTTAGCAGACCAAAAAGTAAATATAGAACTTAATTTTAAGCAAGAAAAAGAACAAAAACTATGAGATAGGTATATTACAGTTACAAGAGATATAAAAACAATAAGCTCAAAGAAAGATAAAAGCAAAGAAGATTTAGAAAAACTGAAAGAACTTAAAAAAGAATTAGCAATATTAGAAAAAGAACTTACAGATGAACAAATAAAACAAATAGAAAATAATGCAAAACTTACTGAAACTGAAAAAATATTACTAGATTTACAAAAAAGAAAAGCAGAAGAACTTGCAAAAAACAAAGCAGAAACAGAAAGATTATTAGAAAAAAAGAAAATCCTTGAACTCCAAGCAAATCAAAAGTCTGTTATGGACCTAAAAATAAAAATGGAAGAAAAAAATGGTATTTTAAAATGATACTATGAAAATGAAAAATGAGAAATGGTTGAAGTTAAGGATTATGAAAATGTGTTGTTGCTTGAAAAAATAGCTCAAAAACAAGCTTATTTTAAACAAGAAACAGAAGCTCTTACTTTACAATTACAAACTCAAAGAGAATTACAAAAACAAAACCTTGAAATAATAAAGGATCTTTGGAAGAAACACCACAAAGATTTGGAGTGAGAACAAAAAGAGCATATACAAAAAATGGTATTATCTTATGACCCTTTAATTGCAAAACTTAAAAAGATTATTGCATTAAGAGCAAAAGCTTGAATGTCAACTTGATGAAGTACTGGATGAGTAACACAAACAAGAGCAAGATGATGAGAAGTGCAAGCTTGACAAACTTATTTGGTTTGAGAAAGATGACCAGAATTGTTTACAGCTCCAAGTGATTGAACTATTATACCAAATAACAATATTGGTTGAGTAAATGTAAATATAAATATGTGATGAGTTGTAGTACAAAATGAAGCTGATGTTTACTCATTAGCAGAAACAATAAAAGAAACTCTTATAAATGAGTTGAAAATGAATAAACAATTTTGAATAGCTTAATAACAAGATAAAAATGATAAATTTAGTATATTCTTACAATACTCCTTTATGAACCTGAGAAGCACCAGTTTGAACAACTAGTGCTGACTATTCTATTAACTGATTTTCTTTATGTGATAATTGAATAAGTATTAAGAACTTAAAATTTTGAGCTATAAATGAAATAAATTCTTTTAATAGACCACTTGTTGCTTGAAGATGACTTTTATCATCTTTTAGGAGATGAAGAAGTATTAGTTTTACTGTTATAATAAAATGAGATACTGTTGAAGATTTTGTAAAAAAGCTTGATGCTTTTAGAAAAGCAGTTTATACAGAAGAAGCTTATTTTGATAGAAAAGTATGATGAAAAATAAGAAGAATAAAGGTAAATTGTAAAACTGCACCAGTTAACTTTGAACATTACAACACAAATTGGGGAAAGTTTGATGTTACTCTTGATAGCTTGGAAGAGAGTGAATATGAAGTATGATATGAAAGTAAATTTTTTGAGCAAAGAACTCAATCTTTTAGAGAAGAAATAACAAATAAATGAACAGATATTACATACCCATTAGTATATTTTTTCTTCAAAACTGCTTCATGAGTAAATGATGTAAAACTTAAAGTATGAGACAGAGAAATTGAAGTAAATGAAGCAATAAGTGATTGAGATACTTTGATTTTCAATAATGATGAAATGCTTACAACTCTTAATTGAACAGAAGTTGAGTGGGATTGAGATATACCATTTTTAGAGAATTGAAGCAACTTTGTTGATTTTACAATAAATTGAACATTTGAAGTTGATATTTTAGTATTATATAAAACAAAATATGTCTAATATAAGTTATAAAATAACATTATTTGATTGAAATTTAAATTTAAAATGAAATCTTAATTTGAGAGAGTTTTCATCAATTTGAAGTTTTTCAGCACAAGAAAATTGATGATTGTGAGATTTACAACTTGAAGTGAAAAAAACTATTTGAGAAGATAGGTTGAACTATTGAGATATTATTGAAATAAAAAAGAACAAACAAGTTATTTATACTTGAACAATACTTAATGTTGCAAGAGTTATTGATGAAAAATGAGAATATTTAAAAATAAAACTTGTATGATTGTTTTGATTATTAAAAACTTGTTTGGTTACAAAAGATTATAATGACACAGCTTCAAATATAATTAAGGATCTTATTGATTTATTTAATCAAGAATATTGAACAAATATATTTTTATATAGCTCTTCAACTATTGAAGATACAACAACAAATATAAATATAAGTTTTTCAAAAAAGGATTATTTATATTGTATAAATGAAATAGTTAAAACATCATGATTAAAATTATATATTTGAGCAGACAGAAATGTTTATTTTAAATCAAGATGAACAGAACCAAATCACAGGCTTGCAGTATGAAGAGAGATTATAAATATAACAAGAGAAAGTTTATGAGAAGATATATGCAATAGTTTAATACTAAAATATAATTGATGAGAGAAAGTTTATGAAGATTTAAATACAACATATCCAAAAAGAGAAAAATATATTGATAAATCAAGTGAAATAAATGATGTACAAACAGCAGATGAATATTGAAATGAATATATTGAAAAATACAAAGAAATTATTAAAAAAACTTCCATTATTGTGTGAAATGATTATAATTTTTTTGATATTAAACCACTAGATTTAATAAAAATTAAGAATTTTTGAGAAAACATTTGATTACTGCAAGTTTCAAGAGTTAGTTATAGCACAAGAGAAGCAAGAATTGATTTAGAAAAATACAACTCTTTATGAGAAATAATATTTGATAAATAATAAAAAAAATGGATAACATAAAACAAACAGCAAGAAGTGAGTTAATTTGAGAACTTACATCAAGTTGAACAAATTTTGTTGTAAAATCTTGAGAGTGAGATATTTTTTCTACATCTTGAGAAGCATTTTTAGAGCATTTTGAAAATTGAGTATGTACAAAAAGAGAAGCTGTTTCTTTTACAAGAAATTGAGATACTTTTGTTATTACTCAAAGAGCAAGTCAAGCTTGTGTGCAAAATGATAGTGCAACACCAAAAACAAGAACACAAGAAAGTTATAGTTTTGAAGCAGGAGATATTGTAACTGAATATTTTTCAGAAAAACACATTGAGCAGTTAAATAATGAAATATCAAGTAAAGCAGATGACAATAAAGTCTTACATAAAACTTGAAATGAAACAGCAACTTGAAAGAAAACTTTTGAAGAAATTGAAACAACTTGAAATACAACTATTGGATGAGACACTCAAATTGATTGAGATTTAAATGTTGATTGAGTTATAAGTTGAGATTGAAGTTGAATAACAAATATAGTATCAGAAGTACCAGCAACACAATCTATATTTACAGCTGGTGAAAATATAACAGCTTGAAATGCTGTATATGTTGATTGAAGTGATTGAAAAGTTTATAAAACAAAGGCTGATGATACAAATAAGCTATGATTTATATGATTTGCAAAAGAAACAAAAAATAGTTGACAACAAATAAAAATTCAAACAGCATGAGTAAATTCAAATCAAAGCAGTTTAACTATTTGAGCTGATTATTATTTATCAAATACAGCCTGAGAAATAAGCGATACTCCTTGAACAAATTATGTAAGAGTATGAAAAGATGTAAATTCAAGTAGTATAGAAATATATAAAGAATATAATGAAAATATAAACTTATGATGAACTAGTATTTCTTATAATACAGTATATAAAGCAGAAACAAATTTAATATTTGGTTGAAATGTAACTGTTAAATATTCAAATTCACATTTAAGATTAAATTTATATTTATGAAAAACATCAAGTGATTTATTGTTAGTTGAACAAACAGAAGAAACAAGTAGCCAAACTAGTGCAACAAGATATGCATATTGTAAAAAGTGAATGTATTATAAGGTAAATGCAAGTTATTCACAAGGTTATATAACTTGAACAAATCTTAAAAAATACTAATTTAATTATTAAAATAAAAAATTATGGAATTTATTCTTGATAATAAGAAAGATAAAATTTTTACATATATTGATTGAAAAAAGATATATTTTTCAGAAGAAGAAGTTTTAAAAATTCAAAAATGATGTATATATAAAGATTGAGAAATAATTGAAACAGAAGAATATAAGCAAAATCTATTAAAGGAAGAAAAGAATAAAATTGAAGCTAAATTCCAAGAAACTATTAAACAAATAACAGCTTGATACTCACAAGCAGAAATAGACACTTGGAATACAAAAGTTGCAGAAGCTAAAAAGGTTTTAGCTGGGGAGTGAAGTGAGATACTTGAACAAATATTGATTGAGTGAGAGACAATTGAAGAACTTGCAACAAGAATACTTGAAAAAGCTAAACAATATGCAGAGATTTATTATAAAGCAGAAAAAGAAAAAAGACAAGTATTAAAGGAGCTTGAAGCAAAATATAATTCTAATAAATAGTATTATGAAAATAACAGTTTGAACAACTAGTCAAAGACTTGTTGATTTATTATCACAAGAAGATAGAGAGATATTAGAAAAAGCAAAAGAGTTTTGAAGTTATACTCTAAATTTTCAAGTTATTCAAGAAAATAGCTCAACACTTTCAAGACCAAGTGAAATTACAAAAGAGATATATATTGAAAACATAAAAGAAGCAAGTGTTGCTTATAGTTACCCAGCAAATAATTGAACTTTTCAATATGATAACTTACTTACAATAAATATTGTATGAAGTGAAGACAATATTGATGTTAGATTACTAATAACAAGTAAATAATATGTATAATAGTTTTAATAATGATATAGCACCAGCTTTAAGTCAAAAACAAGCAGAAATGCTTGATGATATAACTTGGTCATATTTAAAAGATAATTGGAGTGAAGAACCAGTATTATTAAGAGAAGAACAGAATTATAAAGTTTATAAATATGTATTAAAGTGAGTGACAAGATATAGAAAAGTACCAAACACATATAACCCAACACAAGATTGATTTTATGAAGATGAAAATCTTACAATTTTAATAACTAATAGATGATAGAATATGGCAACAGCAACAGTTGTAAAGAACTGAACTACATATACTGTTTCTTGATGAAGTGCTAATGATCCTATAACTTTAAAGGATTTAATTGAAGCAACTAATAGTGGTTTAGCAAAGTTATTAAGAAATACTTGAAAAACAACAACAGCAGAAGAGCATAAATATGTATTTGACAGCGACTCTTATGTTGATTTATCAAATGCAAGAGTTTTTCTTGAAAATGCTTGAAATAATCAAAATTTAGATTTTAGGTTTAATTGAAATGTTAAAGTTGGTGCTGATGATGATTATTTAAGTGATTGTGAAATACATTTTTGACCTTATGATAGTTGAGAATACAGTAATAATTCTTTCCCAGTATTTTGACAATGAGATGATGCAACTGTTGTTTGTCCAAATCCAAAAAATAGAATTAAGATTATGTCACATCTTGAACACAGTTCAAACTCTGGTGAACCATGAGCAAGGAATTGAGTGTGGCTACAAAATAATAAAACTTGAAATAAAATAAGAGTTTCTATACTTTGAGCTTCATTTACTTTTGGTAGTAGTTACCAGTTACCAGACCCAAATTGATTTAAGCCAAATGGTACAATGATTGTTAATTGGATTATAGGACCAAATGTAGAAGTAAGAGATATAGAATTTAGGGATGGTTATGTTGATTGGAGACCAAAAAATAATTGGGAAGCTCCAACAAAATGAGTATTTGTTAGTGAAACTTGGATGAAGTTTCTTTGAAGTAAAAATTTTACTTATGAAAATCCTTTGATTTTTTGAAATCCAAATGAAGCTTTTGAAGTTGTAGTTTGAAATAGTTGACAATCTTGAAGTTATTTCTTACATTGACTTTACACAAGTAATAGTTGAAATAAATGAAAAATTGTTTACAACAACTTTAAGTGATTGACTTGGTCAACTCAAATGGCTTTATATGGTGGTTGAGATAAGATAAGAGTAGAAAACCATATACAACTTAGTTATAAAATCATTGATTGATTTGCTTTACCTATTGAGTGAGTTATTATAACAGTATACAAAAAAGACCCAGTATATAATGACAACAATAATGATATAAATTTTACAGCTGATGCAGAATTTGAAACAATAACTGATACAACTGGGGAGTGAAATATTTGAAATTGAGATTGAAGTTTAGCAAATAATATTTGTGTTGAAGCTTTTTGAAGATATTGAACTTGATGAAATGTTGATGGTGCTTATGCAAATAAGGATCATGATAAAGCTGATTATGCTTTCAATAGAGAAATACAAATTAGTTATCAAAAATGGTGAAAAATATCAATAATAAAACAATCCTATACTCTTAGTCTTAGTTGAGAGAGTTGAGAGTGAAAACAAGGTGTATGAGTTGTGCAACTTTCAACAGATTTAAATTTAACAGCTCTCACAGAAGCAGATGTTGAGACAATAATAACTGATGCACAAAGTTTATACAATAATGTTTATAAATATTCTTTTAATAATAAAATAGTAAATCTTGTTGAAAAAGAGTGAAACACAATAAAATCACAATATAACATCTTAATTGATAAAAATGCAAGTGATAATGTTTCTTTTGATTGAACAACAATAACAATAAAAGCTGACACAATAAAATCTGATTTTAATTTAAGTGGTTGAGCTGTTGTAGATGTTGCAAATTGAGCTGTTGTTGATTGAAATATAATAGATTGAAGATGAGATAGTATTGTAAATGTAAAAACTCCTTATTGATATAATGATGATATTGAAGTTTATGCAAGTTTGGAAGATGCAAAAAATCAACAAAATTTACTTGCAACTTGAAGCTCTTTTAAATATTTTGCAAGTCAAACTTGATGAACAGAATTATGGTATAGGATGACTGCAAGTGATTGAAGCTTTATTATAGAAAACTATTTATTACCAACAGAGCCTTGAATTTATGATGTAAATCTTATTACAAGTGATACTGAAAATAGTCTTGCAGAAATAAAATGAGCTTTAAATAAATTAGTTGTGGAGCAAAAGACAGAACATCAAATTTTAAATAACAATATTAAAAAGGCTAGTATGTCTATTCCTGCTAGTGAAGATATTACAACATAACAATTAAAAATGGAAATAGAAGTTATTAAAGAACAACTTATAGAGCTTAGAACAGAGATGAGATACATCTCAAAAACATTATTAAAAGTAGAAAAAGTTTTAGAAAATCAAAGTTTATTATTGGAAAAGCAAAATGTAGCAAATAAAAGAATTAAGGATTTAGAAGATAATGAAAAAGTATTACAACAAAGAATTAGAAAAATTGAAGATTGGCAAATAAAAGCAATAACAATTGCTTCAATACTAGCAACAGTTGGCTCTACATTGTTTGGTTTAATTATTAAGAAATTCTTATAATGGGAACAATAGATTTTATTCTTAAAAAGAATAATTATACAAAATCTTTTATTTATGATATTGAAAATAAATGAATAAGTAATTGATGTTGATGAAAAGGTGGATTTAATTTTTCAAAGTTTTTGGAGAATATAAAAAAAACTCCAAGCTTTGATGAAATTAAATTTTCAAAATTTAAAGACGATTTAAGAGTTGTGTGTGGTTTTCATGATTATAAATTTTTTGTTTGATGAAATTTTATTGATTTTATTGTTGCAAATTTAACTCTTGCAAATGATATACAACAACTTACTCATTGGAGATGATACATAAGAAGAATAGCAACTTTTTTAGCTGTTTTTTTATGAACTACACTATTTGGGTGGAAATATTTTAATTTTTATAATCCAAAATGAAAGAATTAGTAAATTGAAGAGAAAAAGAATTATTTTATTTTACAAATATACTATAATAGAAAGCTTAATTACTAAAAAATAATATTATGGACAATTTAGAAAAAATATATAATGAAACTTTTGCTTATGATGAAGAAGTAAAAGATATAAGAGATATTGAGTTTGAAGAACTTGCTGGTTGAAGTATAGATTTACCTAAAAGAGTTTTACTTAGTGATTGACAAATTGTTAATCAAAAGGCAACTTTACTTTGTGTTGCTTTTGGTACAACAAATTGAGTAAATGAGAGTTTAAACTTTTATTGATATAAACCAGACAAAGAACCAAATATACTTGCTTGATATATTAGGAAATATCTTGATCCTTTAATTGATAAAAGATGAACATATATTGTAAATTGACCAAAATGAGCAAGAAAGCTTGGTTGGATTGAGTGATATAGTCAAATAAATACTCTTGACTGAATAAAACAAAGCATATTTTTATGATTGCCAATTGCAACTTGAACAAATAAGTTATCATGGAGTAAAACAAGAAAAAATGCTGTTGCTGTTATTTGAAAAGGTGGTGGACATTTTGTCTCTATTGTTTGATATGATGATGAAATGGAGAGAGAAGATTGATTTTGAAAAAAATATAAATGATTTTTAATTGTTGAAAATACTTGGTGAGAAAAATGGTGAGAAAAATGAAGATATTATATTCCTTATAAAATAGCTTTTGATGTTTTATTTAATACAAAGAAAAATCTTATTCCAAATAAAGAAAAAGCTAGAAAACATCTTGATGAAATAATTGAAAAACTAAACAAAAAGAAAAAAGAAATAAAAGTAAAACCAGCAGTAGTTAAAAAGTATGAATATTATGCAGAAGATATT